AAACCTGACCAGAAAGATTTATGGTTGCAAGGTCTTTACCGTGTATACTATAATTTGAATATGGGTCCGGAATTCGAAGAAATTGATAAGATGATGAAATAATATATTTCTTTGATGAAGAAAAAGAAGGTTACACAAAAGTTGCCTTCTTTTTTTATGCTTTTTAAAAATATGAGTTCATTAAAAAACAGCAAAAGGGAGCAAAGTTTATTTATTGTTCCCTTTTTCTATTAAACATAATATGAATTATTCCCACCTTTGTAGTGTAATAATTAAAACTACTTAATATTATGGCTACAAAAATTTGTCAGAAAACAGCTAATTACATCGTACGCTATTCCGGTGGTGTTCCCGGCTCAACTGTTAACTATCATATAGTTATTGGTTATACTCGTTCACAGATTAAGGCTTATGCTAAAAATCTTCGTCTTCGTTACGCTGTTGTTCATGTTGCTAAGTGTGATTATTCTATATAATTGGTGTTTAATATGAAAAAGTGTGAATATTACAACATGAAAACAGAGTTTGAGAAACTCCGTGACTTTGATTTTACGGTTTTTTATGTTCATGTGGTTCGTTCTAATGGTAATCGTGTTACTAAGTTGATTCCTGTTAATCAATTTTCTCTCTTTGGTATTACTGTTGTTCAGGCTCGTAGTATAGTTCGTTCCTTTAATCTTCTGCCCAATTATATTTGTACAACTTCTTTAATTTTTGGCTAATGGCAAAACAAGAACCCGAATACCTGTTACGAGTAACTATTAATGTACTTTATCGTGCTTCTCAAGAACAAATTACTACTTTTCTTCTTGGTGAATTTCCTACTGTCCGTGCTGCTGAAAAGTTACGTGATTGTCTTTGTCGTTATAATCCCGACAAACTTTTTCTTGCTAATTATCAACAAATTACTAATCCTAAATATCAATTAATAAAATGAAACTAACAAATGACCAAATCCACAAAATCATTACCGCGGTCTGCACCTGTATTACTACAATTGCGGCTATCATTCTTACCTCGGCTTGTACGCTTAGTCTCTCGGTTCAAAAACAAAATAACAACTCGAACCAAGGTACGGAGCAAACAACTTCTGTTGATTCTCTTAGTATTAACCCTGTATTAAAAAAATAATTATGGCACAAAACATTTTTGATGCAACTCTTGACCCTAATAATGATATTAAGGTTAACAATTTTGATTGGTCTCATGCTAATAACTTGACTACTCAGATTGGGCGTATTACTCCTATCTTCTGTGATATGGTGCCGGCAAAAACATCGTTTCGTGTGAATCCTCGTTTCGGTTTGCAGTTCATGCCTATGGTTTTCCCTATCCAAACACGCATGAAGGCTCGTATTATGTGGTTTCGTTACCCTCTTCGTGCCCTTTGGAAAGATTATAAGGACTTTGTAGGTAATTTCCGTGAAGGTTTGGAAGAACCTTACTTGGATATAAATACTAGTGAACGTCTTAAAAAGATGTGTTCAACTGGTTCGCTTGGTGATTATCTTGGTTTACCTACTACTCTTGTCGGTTCTTATGGCGGTACTTCAACTCCTTTGGAATTGAGTTCTTCTCATTGGTATTCCAAAATGGGTTATTATATTGCTGATGTTTCTGATAATCGTGGTGTGCTTGCTGGTACTCCTGGTGTTGTTGATGCTTCCAGTTATATGCAGTTGCGTTCTATGATTGGTTTTACCAATAATAATACTTATGTGTATCCAGCTTCTACTGGTGCTACGTTTGATACTGGTATTCCTGTTGGAAAATATTTTCAAGCTGATTGTACTATTGATGATTCTTTTGTTCAATCTGATTATGTTCAGTTTGTTCTTAACGGTGAACCTGCTGATTATAGTGATTTGAATCAGTTTATTTTTGTTATTGCTATTGGTCCTGACGGTAAATCTTTTGATTGTCCGTTTGCTATTCGTCCTGACGGTGAGGGACATTTGGCTGTTAATGCTTCTCTTACTTCTGAAGCCCTTGCTGCTCTTCGTGGTAAAGATGTTACATTCTGTTTGTCTTATAAACCGTTCTTGGGTATTGAATCTTGGTTACAGTATGAAGGCTCTGTTAATAAATGGTCTTGTACTTTTTCTTCATTCAGAGATAAGTATTTTACTGTTTCTCCTATTGTTGGTGGTACTTCTAGCGTTCAGTTTACTGTTTCTATCAGTTCGGATTTGGAATGTTCCTCCGCTTCTCTTGTTCGTAATCCTGATGTGATTCATGAACTTACTTTGGATACATCCCCATGGTATAGTTCGATTTCTGGTATGCGTACTAAACAACAGAAAATTCTTGCTTATGCTTTCCGTGCCTATGAAGGTATTTATAACTCATTTATCCGTGACAACCGTAATAATCCCTATTATTTGAACGGACAAGTTCAGTATAATAAATGGATTCCTACGGATGAAGGTGGAGCCGATACTACTCTGTACGAGTTAAGATATGCCAACTGGGAAAAGGATTTCTTAACAACTGCTGTTCAGTCTCCGCAACAAGGTAATGCGCCTCTAGTTGGTATTACTACTTATACACAAACTGTTCAGAATGAAGACGGTACACGTACTGAACTTATAAAGACTTCTCTTGTTGATGAAGACGGTAAAAAGTATGGACTTTCTTTTACACAATCTGATGAAGGTCTTGAAGGTGTTGAGTACGTTGAACTTGATAACGGTACGCAAGTACGTCAAGCCCGTTCTTTGTACGATCTTGTAACATCAGGTATTTCTATTCCCGATCTCCGTATGGTTAATTGCTATCAAAAGTTTCTTGAACTGAATATGCGTAAGGGCTATTCCTACAAGGATATTGTAGAAGGTCGATTTGACGTAAAGGTACGTTATGCTGATTTGCTTATGCCTGAATTTTTTGGCGGTGTCTCTCGTGATATTGACGTTAATAGTATTACTCAAACAGTAGACCAAAATGTACAAGGTCAAACAAGTGATTATGATAAGGCACTTGGTTCACAAGCTGGTCTTGCTGGTGTCCGTGGTGAAGCGAATGCAAATATAGAGTGCTTCTGTGATGAGGAATCTATAATAATGGGTCTTCTTATTGTCACTCCTCTACCCGTTTATACCCAATTGTTGCCGAAACACTTTACTTATCGCGGTCTTATGGAACATTATCAGCCTGAATTTAACTTGATTGGCTTTCAGCCTATTAAATATAATGAGGTATGTCCTATTCAGGCATATAATGATAATCCTGACTCTCTTACTGAAACCTTTGGTTACAATCGACCGTGGTATGAGTTTGCGCAAAAATATGATGTTGCGCATGGTTTGTTCCGTACAAATTTGAGCAATTTCCTTATGCATCGTGTGTTTGACCAAAAACCGCAACTTGCTCAAAGCTTCTTGACTGTTGACCCTGAACAGGTTACTGATGTGTTTGCAGTTACTGAAACTACGGATAAGATTTACGGTCAAATTTGGTTGGACATTACTTGTAAACTGCCTATTGCCCGTGTTGCTATTCCTCGTTTGGATTAGTTTGTTTTATAGCGTACGCGCGTATTATACGCGTGTGCGTTATTATCCGAATGGTAAAAGCCTGCGTGGCGTTTGAACGTCGAGAGGTACAATTAGGTGCGCGTAGCACCTCTTAACGTCTAGTACCTTGATATCCGTCGACGGAACATCAGCACGCTAGGCGTGCGGTGCTATACCCCTAAAAATATTTATTTTAAATTTTATTGTTATGGCAAAAAGAATTTTGAAGGCTCAAATTAAGCCTGTTACCTGTAAACTTCAAACAGGTGTTGACTATGAGATTACTAAACCTAATCTTGCCCTTACTCCCCAAAATATCAAGGATTTGACAGATAGAGGCATTGCCGTTAATCTCCCGAATGAAAAACAGTTCCTTGAAGGTGATTCTATTTCCTCTGCCAAATCTTGGGATATTGAACCCGTATTTAAGCGTTCTGCTGATATGTGTGAACTTTGGGAACTTGAACAAGTTTCCAAAAATAAAGTGCTTAAGGCACATAAAATTGATAAACGTAAATTTGGATAGTTATGCCACTTTCTATTTTTAGTTCTATTGCCGGTGCTGTCGCCGGCAATAAAAATATAGATAAACAGGTTTCTGCTCAAAAAGAGGAAAACCAAAAGAATCGTGATTGGAATTTGAATCTTGCTAAACTGCAAAATCAGTGGAATATTGACCAGTGGAATCGTGAAAACGCTTATAATTCTCCTTCTGCTCAAATGGCACGTTTTAAAGATGCGGGTTTGAATTCTGATTTGATGTACGGACAACAAAGTTTGTCTGCTGCTTCTCCTGAAATGACTGCTGGAGAAGGTTCTCAACCTACTGATGTCTCTAACCTTGCCAATAAACGTACTATCGGAGATATTGTTTCACAGGCTGCTACTACCCGTTTGACGAATGCTCAAGCAAAATTAGCCGAAAGTCAAGCTAAAAAAACGGATTCAGATACAGAAGGTCAAAATATAACTAATACTTGGCTTCCTGACCTTTTGAAAGGTGATGTTGATGTTAAATCTGCTGATGTTCGTCAAAAACTTTCTGTCTCTGGTTTGAATGATAAACAGATTGAAGTTGCTACCGAACAAATTAAGGTAATGCAACAATCCGTTAAAGAATCTCAAAAGAAAATTGAAGATTTGCAGAGTCAAATGGAAAATCGTACTTTTCAACAAGTTCAAGCAATACTTGAATATAACTTAAGAAAAGATAAACAACGTTATGAAATTTCTGAAATTCTATCTAAAGTTTCTGTTAATCGTAGCACTGCTAAGCGTATTATGGCAATGCTTCCGTATGATATAGCTGAGTCTATATCTCGGACAAATGTAAATGATGCTACTGCTGCTCTTACCTTTTTAAAACAAGGTACGGAACAAATTATTCAGGCTACTAGCCGTTTAGATTCTGCTCAAAAAACGGAAATGATTAAGGCTTTACAAATGGATAATTATGAAAAGCTTATGCAGCTTAATTCACATCTTAGTTCTGACGGTACTGAACATTTTCTTTCTGAGTGTTTTCGTGCTATTGAATTAATGGTGAAATCTGTCTCACCTCTTAAGTAAATTGAGCGGGATTGTTCTCCCGCTTTTTTACGATTTCTTCTAAAATCGTCTGCAATAACTTGATATATATAGAGCAACTGACACGCCTTTGTAAATGAGCGTTTTAAATCTAGCTTTCAGTTGCGAATTGCTCTAAGTATTCCTTCCGTGAATTTATGAAACAAATATATTGTGAGAATCCCGTTATTATTCGGAATGCTCAACTTAAGTATCTTCTTACTACATACAAAACCTATGTTACTCCTAATGGTGAAACTACTATTTCTAACTCGATTGCAGAGTATTATAAATACTCTTTTCCTGAATGGAAATTTAATCCCTATCGTTTTGGTGTAACTTCTGATAATATAGATGATTATTACATAGTTAACAAACATACGGGTGAAACATTTCCTATGTTTATACTTGTTCCCTGTGGTAAATGTGAACTCTGCCGTGATAAAAAAACCCGTGAATGGGCTTTTCGTGCTATCTGTGAAAATTCTACTTCTAGTTCTATGCCCTACTTTCTTACGCTTACATATAATCCTAAACACTTACCTAAATGTGGTATTTTTAAAGAGGAAATACAGCTTTTTTTAAAGCGTTTGCGCATTAAACTTGACCGTCTTAACATTTCTCATAACCTTCGTTATGTCGCTGTTGGTGAATATGGTTCTAAATCTAAACGTCCACACTATCATATGATACTTTGGAACTTCCCTAATGATTCCGAACATTTTCGTACTATTACTTCCGTCCTGCATTTTATAGAATCTTGTTGGACTTGCTTCACAGGTGAATATAATACTGACGGTTCTCCCGTTATGGAATCTCTTGGCTTTGCTTACTGTCTTCCTTGTAAACAAGGCGCTATCTCTTATGTTATGAAGTATATGAAAAAGCAATTTATTCCGCCTGCTGGTAAGAATCCTCTGTTTTTTCTTACTTCTCGTAAAAAAGGTGGACTTGGCGCTGAATATGCTCGTAGATTCTTGGCACATTATCGTTCTCATCCTGATGATACAAAAATAACCGCTACTGACCCGTTTACGGGTTATACTCAAACTGTAACTATGCCTGCTTACTTTCGTCGTATTTATTTCCCTACTCTTTCCGTTGTATTACCTAAACAGATTCGTGATGCACATACTGAATTGTGTAACCTTATTTCTAAACGCAAATCTATTGTTGAGGTACTTGACCCTACATATAAATTTCATATCGAAGATAATGAAAAAGTGATTTTAAAAAAGTATTGGTTTTTGCCTACTCAAATATGTATTAAATCTATGCCTAAGTATGTCGAATACTATCGTACTATGTCTACTACTTGTTTACAAAATGAATATATAGATAACTGTCTTCGTGCTAATGAATTATGCCGTTACTTATACCTTGAGACTTATGATGAAAACTACTTAAAACAACGTCTTGAACTTTCAGAAAAAAGGCAGCAAAAAATGTCGTTATTATATGATTCCTTGCCGCCTATGAATATTGAGGATATAAAATACAATCTAATATATCGTAGAAAGATTCAAGAAAATAAAGAAATTATTTAATCTTTTTTATGCTTAATTATTTGCACATATTAAGAATTATTCCACTATTTAAAACACTAAAATTCTATTTCTTTTGA